AAGTAGATAAATTAGAAAAAGAATTAGATACCGTAAGAGGTAAGTAATGATAGAAGTAGTATTTGCATTATTAATGTATATGAATGGTAAATTAGAAGGCTATTCTCCTAAAGCTAATATTGCAGATTGTTTAGAACAAAAAAGAAAAGTAGAACGTGATGGTAATCCAAGTGTTACTTCATGGAGTTGCAAAGAAATAAAAGCCATTGTAGAAGTAGATAAACATGGCATTAAAAGAATCAAAGAAGTTAAGCAAGAGTAATTGTATTAACAATCTGACAGTTGGATGCTGTCTCTTAAATCACTGTAAATGCTATGACAATAAAGAATATAATAATAAAATATTTGATAGTAGCTCTAGCAGCATTTGTATTAGGTACATTCTTTCCGAACCCAGTCGCCAAGAAAAAGACTCAGGGTGAAACAATAGCCTGGGTCAAGAAAATGGGGTTTGGAATCCCTAGGTTTGAGTACTCAAACGACAAAGAATTCATCTCCTCCCTCACTCAGTGCATTAATTATTTAAATTTTGACATTCCAAGAAGACAAAGAGTAAACACAGAACTAATAATAGCTCAAGCTATAGTTGAAAGTGATTATGGACGATCGAGGTTCGCGCGCGAGGGACACAATTTATTTGGTATAAGAGTGTGGTCAAAAGAGGGTATGTTGCCTTATAAACAACCAGATTCAATCGAATGGAGAGTAAGGATATTTAAGAATAAATGCGAATCCGTTAAATATTATATAGAGATATTAAACACTAAGAGAGTATATGCAGAGTTTAGAAAAGTTAGAGAAATAACAGTAAACAGAGATCCTATAGCATTAGCTAAAACACTAGATAATTTTTCTACAAATAAAGAGTATGAAAAACATGTAATTGAGGTTATAAGGAAGTTAAGAAATGAACCTAAGTAAAAGTTTTACATTAAATGAATTAACAAAGTCTCAAGAAGCTACGAGACTTGGAATTGATAACACCCCAAATGAAGAACATATTTTAAACTTAAAGTTGTTATGTGAAAATGTATTACAACCTATTAGAGATTTTTATGGAATGCCACTATCTGTTAGTTCTGGGTATAGATCTGCAACACTTTGTGAAGCAGTAGGATCATCTTCTAAAAGCCAGCATACACGAGGGCAGGCGGCTGATTTTGAGATATTTGGAGTAGCTAATAAAGAAGTTGCAGATTTTATCGTAGCAAACTTAGATTATGATCAATGTATTTTAGAATTTTGGAACGAGAACGAACCTAATAGTGGTTGGGTGCATTGTAGTTTTAATAAAGAGGGTAATAGAAAACAATATTTAAAAGCTGAAAAATTAAATGGTCGAATAGTTTATACAGTAATGTAATGAATATATTAGCTATTCACACAAGTCATGACGGAAGTATTTCAATAGTTTCGGATAACAATTTAATAGTACACCAACAAATAGATAGGTTCAATAAATTTAAACACGATTCTATTCCTTCTTTTGAACTAATACAAAAAATAATAAATTTAAAGATTACATTTGATACAATTATTTACACATCTTTAAACTTAGATTCTTTTTATAATTGGGAAGATGCTTTAATTAATTTTAATATTATTAATAAAGATACAAAAATTGTAAAATATTTACATTCAGAACACCATTTATTTCATAAACACTGCACGTATTCTTTTTATGACCATAAAAATGTTTTAGTTTTTGATGGTGATGGTGCGCTTAAACAAAATGAAACAGAACAAATAAGTTTGTATATTAACGATAACTTAAAATATTTTAAATCTGGTAAAAATATTGGAAAAATATACCAACAACTAAGCTTAATTTTTTTTAAAAAATATTTTTCAGAGAATAAACTGATGGCTTTATCGACTTATGGAAATTTTAATGAAGAGTTGTTTAAAAAATTTAATATCGATTTTTTTAACTCTGAAATTATATGTGACAATTATGAAGATTTAGCAGCCATAGATTTTATAAATACTTTTCAAAAATGGTTTGAAAGCGAAACTATAAATATTTTAAAAAACTATAATAAAGAAGAGGTTTTATGTTTAACAGGCGGTTGCGCTCAAAATATACTAAATAATTCTAATTTAATTGATAATGGTTTTAAACTTGAAGTAGACCCTATGTGCACAGACCAAGGAATATCTTTAGGATCTGTTAATTATTTTTTAAATAAACCAATTAAGTTAAAATCCATTTATCTTGGATTTGAACCTACTTATAATTTGAATATATTTGATGAGTCGTATAAAATAATCACTATAACAAAAGAAGAAGTGGTAAATATATTAGAGAACAATCCAATAGCTATTTATCAAGGCAAATCAGAACAGGGGCAAAGAGGTTTAGGTAATAGGTCTTTGTTAATAAACCCTTTATTAAAAAATTGTAAAGAATTACTTAATTCAATTAAAAAGAGGGAGTGGTTTAGACCATATGCATGTACCATATTAGAAGAAGAATGCGATAATTATTTTTATATGAATAAAAAAACATCGCCTTACATGTTATTTGTTTTTAAAGTAAAAGAAATTTTTAACGATTTATTAAAAAATATATTATCAAAAGATAAAAAATGTAGAATACAAACTTTAAATTATAAGGATAATCCAAATTACTATAATTTACTAAAATCATTTTATAATAAGACTAAAATACCAATTATATTAAACACTAGTTTAAATTTATCAGGTATGCCAGTTGCAGAAACACTGGAAGATTTAAAGTTTATTTTAGATAATTCTTCATTGAAATATACTTATTTACCTGATATTAATAAATTAATAATAAATGAAAAAGTTCAATAACATACTTCCAGCATCTATTAATCAAAATATAATAAAAACTTTATTACACTCTCCTAATTGGCAATTTGCTGAAGATGATGACAAGCCTGCTGAGGTAGGAGTATTTGATAATAAAGTCAATCATGCTGCTTTTATTTTAACGAGCTATGATATTTTTAAAAATATTAATAGAGATAATATTTTAAATTTGTATGCAGAAACAATAACAGCATTAGTGTGTGAAAAAGCTGAAGTAAAAAACTATACTATACAAAGATTTTGTTGGAATTATTATATGCCTGGCATGAGCGGTAATTATCATACAGATAACGACAACGATAATAGAATTTCAATTTTATATAGTTTAAATACAACAGATGGTGGTTTTTATTTAGGAGATGAGTTTTATCCTGATGTTATGGGGACAGCTAAAGTTTTTAAATCTAATATAAAACATAAAGGTGTTGGTCCAAAAAACGATAAAGCAAGATTTAATTTAAACATTGTAATAATGGTATGAACTACGATTTATCTATTAGGGAAAAAGCAATAAATATTTTTTTACTACAGGGAAGAATATCAGATTTCAATTTAATAGATAAATTAAAAACAAAATTAACTTCAAAAATAAACAACTCTACTATGCATTATGAAACTAATGTAAAAGCAAAAATGTCAGAATTTAACAGCTTTAATGAAGACAGTGATTTTCATGAATTTTTAAATTTAATTACCCCATATATTAAAAACATAAACGACAAACCTTTTAATATACATTCATCGTGGGGTAATATGTACGAGAACCAAACAGATCACACAATTATGCATAATCATCAAGGATGTGATTTTATGTCAGGTATTTTGTATTTAACAGATAATGGCCCTGGAACATATTTTAAAGAATTTGATTTTACAACTACAGAACAAATTGGTAAATTTTTATTATTTTCACCAGAAGCTGATCATGAGGTTAAACCATTTGACTATAAGGATAAAAGAATGATAATATCATTTAATCTAAACTCAATAAGAAAATGGGACTTGAAGAATGCCAATAGGTAGATCATCCATACCACAACAAATAGAGGGCAAGTTAAGGGGTGCAAAACCCTCAAGAGCGATGTTAACTTATCGCAAAAAGAAGAAAAACATTAATAAAAAAGCCTAGTTCTAGACTATACAAGTTTAATTTGATAATATCCTTTTGATTAATCAAATAGGATCTCTATGACAAAACTATGTCCAAGAGGCAAAGCGGCCGCCAAAAAAAAGTTTAAGGTTTATCCTTCAGCTTACGCTAATGCCTATGCGTCAAGAATATGCGCTGGTAAAATAAAAGATCCATCAGGAACTAAAAGAAAAGATTGGGGTCCAAAATCTATGAAAGAAGGATCTATGGTTAAAGTTAAAAAATTTAGTGGCGGAGCATTAACAACTATATCACCTCAAGGACCAACATTACCAGAATCACCAGTTGGTTTTGAACAAGATTTTGAAAAAATTAACCAAAGAACAAGTGATAAATTTGTACAATCAATTTCTCCTTATTATTCAAAAGGAATAGATACAACGCAAGGTACTTTTGGTTCTTCTATTGATAGCCAAACTTTAGGTGTTGATGTCGGAACAAAACTTGGCAAACTTACTTTAGAGGGTACTAAATCCACAAGAGATGCTGTAGGAGCACCGACTTCACAAGACGTAAGCAAACAAATTAGATATGCAAATAGAGTGGGTATTAATGAAAATACTTTTTTAGATTTTTACGGTAATGTAGGTAAAACAAAAAGTTCAGCAGAAGGTTATGAAGACCAAAGTAGAAAAACTTATGGTGGTGGAGCTAGAATTACTTACCAAAGAAAATCAGGTGGTATGGCAAATGAAGGAAGATTCAAATATGTTAAAGGTGGTTTTGAAGATGGGAACTATCAAGACTATGTTGATGAGCTTATCAAATGAGTTTAGATAAGTGGTTTAAAGAAGATTGGGTGGATATTGGTTCGCCTAAAAAGGGTGGTGGCTACGAAAAATGCGGAAGAAAATCTGCAAATGGTTCTAGTCGCGCTTATCCTAAATGTGTACCAGCAGCAAAAGCCGCTAGTATGACAGAGAGCCAACGGAGATCAGCAGTCATCCGTAAAAGAGCTGCAGGTAATGTTGGACCGAAACCAACTAATGTTAAAACAATAAAAGCTAGTGAGGGAAAAATGTTAAAAGGAAAACAAAAAAATATAGATGTTAATAAAGATGGGAAAATTACAGGAGAAGATTTTTCTATGTTAAAGAAAAGCAAAAAAGTAAGAATGCAGAAAAAAGATGCTATGGGCGAATCACCTGAAGGTATGGTTGATGGTGGTATGTCTATTACTAGAGGACAAAATAAAAACGTTCAAGCTAAATTAGTAACTTTTAAAGGTGTATTTTAATGAGTAAATATTCGAAAATTATGACCATGAATAATGGTGGTAAGATGGAAATTAAAAGAGCTTCAATTGGTTTATTTGCAAAAGGTCTTAGAAGAGGAATAGATATGGTTGGAATATCAAAAGAAGCTATTCAAAAAGGCGCTCTTAAAAAAGCATTCCCAGAAAAATTTGATAAAGCTTTACAGGCTTATAAAAAAGGAGATAAAGAAATGCTTAAAGGATTAAAATTAAAAGATGCAGGTTCTGGTATTAAATCGCCAGACGCAGGTGACTTGGCGCGAGCAGGTGATTCCTCTAAGTATGTAGAGAGAGCTACAAAGGCACTAGGTATTGGCGCAACGGGAGCAGTTGCTGAAAGTGAAATAGGTGTAGTAGATAAACTTAAAAAATTAATGTTTGGTAAATAATGACTACTTCAGGCACTACAACATTTGATTTAGATATAGAAGAAGTAATAGAAGAAGCATACGAAAGATGCCAATCATCAACTACTTCTGGATATGCGTTACGTAGTGCAAGAAGATCATTAAATTTATTATTTTCTGAGTGGGGTAATAGAGGGGTTCATCTTTGGAAAGTTGAATTACAAACAGCTGCTTTAATTTATGGTCAGGCAGAATATACAACTCCACAAGCAACTAACGATGTACTAGAAGCTTACGTATCTTCTTCAAATACTACTGCACAAAATACAAATGATGTGTCTTTAGATAAAATAAGTAGATCAGCTTACGCAGATTTACCTAATAAGGGTCAAATAGGACAGCCTTCACAATATTATGTAGATAGACAAACAAACCCTAAAATATACTTATATTTAACACCTGATTTATCAAATTATACTTATTTAAAGTATTATGTTATTAAAAGAATTCAAGATGCTGGAAGTTACACAAATACTCCAGATGTTCCATACAGATTTTTACCATGTATGGTTTCAGGACTTGCTTATTATTTATCAATGAAGATAAATCCAAAATTAACCGAACAGCTAAGACTGTATTATGAAGATGAGTTACAAAGAGCTTTAACTGAAGATGGTCAAAGAACATCTGTATTTATATCACCACAAGCTTACTATGGTAATTTATTATAATGGCTAATTTTTCAAGAGGTAAATTTTCACAATCGATATCAGATAGGTCTGGTCAAGCATTTCCTTATCAACAAATGGTTAAGGAATGGAATGGTTCATTAGTTCATGTTTCTGAATACGAACCTAAACATCCTCAACTTGATCCTAAACACCATAAAGCTGATGCACAAGCTTTAAAAAACACACGCGCGCAAGACTTTAGTTTTACTTCTGGTGGTAATGGTGAAGCCATTGCTAATTTAACTTTACCCGGTTCATTTGCTTATAACTCAAATGGTATGCAACCTTTAGACCCATCTTTCCAAAACTCTCAAAGAACTTTTGGAATTTATACAGGTCAAGTAACTATAGTGATATCATAATGGCTATAACATACGCAGCATTTTTAACTCAAATACGAAACTACACTGAAGTAGATAGTAATGTTTTAACAGATACGTTAATTGATCAGTTTATTAGAAATACTGAATTAGATTTAGCTGATAAAGTAGATTACGATGATTTAAGAAAATATGCTGATTCTACATTTACTGCTAGTAATAAATATTTAACTCTTCCAGCTGACTGTTTAATTCCAAGAGCTTTGTTTCTTGCAACTTCCGGAACAGTAGCAACAGGGACAGTTGTTTACCTTGAAAAAAGAGATCAAACATTTATGAGAGAATACAACAATACTGGTTCTACAGGTACTCCAAAATATTGGGCTAACTGGGACGATTTTACAATTATTGTTGCACCTAGACCAACAAGTGCTTTTCCTGTGCAATTAGAGTATATTAAAGATCCTCCTCATTTTACTTCAACAAACAGTACTTATATTTCAACTTATTTTGAAAACATATTATTATACGGAGTATTAGGAGAAGCTTTTTCATATCTAAAAGGTCCTATGGATATGTACAATCTTTATAAAACAAAGTATGATGAGGAATTACAAACTTTTGCTCTTCAACAAATGGGTAGAAGACGCAGAGGTGAGTATGATGATGGTGTACCAAGAATTAAAATTAATTCACCATCACCAAGAAGTATTGAACCATAATTTAAGGAGAAAACATGGCTATAACAACTAACGCGATTGCGAATTCGTTCAAAGGACAAATCCTAAGAGCAATACACAATTTTACAATTACGACAGGAAATACATTCAAACTTGCAATGTATCAAACAGATGCAACATTAGGAGCATCAACAACATCTTATACATCTTCACAAGAAGTATCATCTTCAGGATATACTGCTGGTGGAAAAGCACTAGTTAATTCTGGTGTTAGAGTATCAGGTGCTGTAGCAATTACAAACTTTGCAAACGTGTCTTGGACAGGAGTTACTTTAACTGCTCAAGGTGCATTAATTTATAACGACACAGCTTCAGGTGATCCTGCAGTATGTGTATTAGATTTTGGCGGAGCAAAAACCGCAACTGCTGGAACATTCACAGTTCAGTTCCCAGCATTTACAACTAGCGCTGCAATTATAAGAATTGGTAACGCATAATTTTTAGGAGGCTCAGGTGGCGGACATAACAGTATCTGTATCGTCACCTGGCATCTTAGGTTTCGGCCAAGATAACTTTGGCGCTCAAAATTTTGGTGGAGAAAATTTATCAGCTACGTTTTCTGTAGGTGGTGTTCAATTTGTTTTTAATACAGGTTGGGGATCTAATGACTGGGGTCAATTCACTTGGGGAGTAACGGGTGATGCTGCCGATGTTAGTGGATTACAATTAAATGTATTTTACGGACTGCAAACTATAAAAATAGACGTTGGTGTTTCTGTTCAAGGTCGACAATTAAATACTATTATTGCTGGAGTTACAACTAAAGCTGATGCTAATGTAACTGAACAAGGATTACAACTTAACACTCAAATCAATAGTGTTACTGTTGAAGTAAATACTCCTGCCAGTGTTCAAGGAAGTCGAATTAACTTAACAGAAGGTGATGTAACAGTAGATATTCAACCAGACGCTGGTTGGGGAGTTGCTGGTTGGGGTATTGTTCCATGGGGTTTAGATAATGATATTATTGTACCTGTTACAGGAAGAAGATTAAACGCTTTTGTTCATCCTGTTGATACAAATGCTGATGGTAATGAATCTGTAAACGTAGATGAAGATGATGATTTAATAATTTATTTAAACAGTGTAACAACAAGTGCTAATGCTAATGTAAACGTTACTGGTTCACGAATTAATGTAGCAGAAGGTGGTAATAATGAAATTGTTCAAGTTGATGTAATTGTTCCTGTAACCGGAACGCAAGCTAATGTAGCAGTTGGTATAGTTGTAGGCGGTACTATTCAGCAAGTAAATGTTACAGGTTCTAGAATTAATATACTTATTGGTAATGAAAGTACTTCAGCAAATGCTAATGTCAACGTAACTGGAAGTAGAATTAACTTAACTCCTGGACAGGTTACTTATGAAGCTGCTTATAATGTTACTGGATCTAGAATAAACTTAACAGCTGGACAAGCAACAACTGCTGGAAATGCTGTGGTAAATGTAACAGGATCACGCTTGAATATACGATCAGGATCTGTTAATATTACAGCGTGGGCAGAGGTTCAAACGGGTGCTAATAATACTTGGAACCCAGTTGACTTAGCTGCTTAAATGTATTATTTAAATAATTATATAGGAGCATAAATGGCATCAAGTTATTCTACAGACCTCAAAATAGAATTAATGGTCACTGGCGAAAATGCTGGTACTTGGGGTGATAAAACTAATGACAACCTAAACGTAATTCAACAAGCTATTGCTGGTTACGGAGAACAAAGTATAGCTGGTGGTGCTCAAACTACAGTTTTAACTATCGCAAATTCACCAACATTATCTGTTGCAAGAAATATCGTATTAAAATTAACAGGAACAATTACAGGAAATCAAATCGTAACAGTACCATCTGGAATTGAAAAAACTTGGATTGTATCAAACGGTACAACAGGTGCATTTCAAGTTCAATTTAAAACAACAGATTTTGGATCCTCTGGTACAATTTGGTCTTCAACTGATAAAGGAATTAAAATTTTATATTCAAATGGAACAGAAATTTACCCAGCAGATTTAAGCACATTATCTGGTACAGTTGCTTCTGCATCAATTGCAAACTTAGCGATCACATCAGGTAAACTTGCTTCATTTGCAGTAACTGAAGCTAGACTTGCATCGTTTGCAGTTACAGCTTCAAGACTTGCAACAAATGCTGTTACAGCAATTAAAATTGCACAATCAACTATTACACAATCAAAATTAGCAACAGGTTCTGTTGGAGCAGATCAATTAATTGCAACAGCAGTTACTCCAGCGACTTATACAAATGCAACTGTTACAGTTGATGCAGATGGTCGTATTACTGGTGCTTCTTCTGGTGCAGGTGGTGCTGCTGGATATATTCCAAGAATAGTTGCATCTGGTGCTAGTGGAAACGTAACTGGAACATGGACTGCTCAACCAGGTACAACTAAAATATTTGGATATGCTGCTTCAGGTGGAGGCGGTGGATCAAAAAGAAATTCTCCTCCAGGAGGGGGACCAGGAGCTGTTGGGGCATATGGTGTATTTAAAATAACTACGGGTAACTATCAATCTATTCCATTTCAAGCTGGAACTTATGGTTCTGGAGCTGGTTCACAAGGTCAAAATGGTGGAGCTGGTGGAACTACACAACTTGGTAATTTTTTTACCATAACGGGTGGTGCGGGTGGGCAATTTAACGCTAACACAGCCCCAGCTCAAGTTGGACAAATAACTGTCGGATCTCCTTCTTTTATATTTAATAATACACCCTCATCACTTCAACCAACATTATTATATGGTGCGGCTAATCGTGGAGATGGTGCTGGTGGAGATGGTAATAATCCTCAGTTTCCCGGTAATCCAGGTGGACAAGGGGTTTTAATATTATACGAATCGGAGAATTAAAATGGCATATTATGGATTATTTTCTAAAAGAACTAATAAAGAAGTTTGTTACATTGCTAGAAATGAAAGTGATTTAGAGAAGATTAAACAAGCACTTATTATTGATTTTTTTAATGTAAAAGAAATAACTAGAGAACAATTCTACGGCTTAAAATATGCTTCGTTGATAATTGATCAAGATAATTCTACTGAAGAAAATATTATTTGGGTAATTAATAATCCAATTGTTTTAAATCAACAAAGTTTAAACAACGATATTGAACCTATTTTAAATAGATTATCTGCATTATCTGAAAGAAAAGATTATCCTTTTTTAACTGAAGTTATAAATTATAGAGATATTTTATTTGAAGTTTTTTTAAAAAAAGCACAATATTATACATATCCAATAAATTCTTCTTTAGAAAAAAAACTTGCATTGGATGCAACTTATGAAGATACAATATTAAGTCCTTTACAATTACCTTAAGAATTGTTATTTAAGACATATGCTAGAGAAAGTAATTGAGTTTTCCACTCAAGAAAAGTATTTTAATTTAAAACAAGATTATCCACAACCTGTAAAGTTAAATATACCAGAATGGTATAAAAAATTAGAGCATACAGTTCATAAACAAACTGTTAAAGGGTGTATGCCTTTTTTAGATACTTTAACTTATGGGTATTTATTACGACTACCACAAGATTTAGTTATAGAAATATACAAAGATGAAAATAATAATTTCCAAGGGAATTTCACTCCAGCTGCGAAACAAGCGGAAGGTGTGATTAGAAAATACATGTTAAATCTTAATTTTCACAATGAACAGCATGCCCCTCGTCAATTAGAGGGATCTCCTTTAGTTATTAAGAATTATGGTGGATCTATACTTAAAATAATTAACCCTTGGAGAATAAAAACTCCAAAAGGTTATTCTTGTTTATTTTTACCCCCCTTAAATAATAGAGAAGAAGATTTTGAAATATTAGCAGGAATTGTAGATACAGATAGTTTTACAAACGAAGTAAATTTTCCTTTTATTTTAAATAGAGATAAATATCCAAATGGATTTAGTGGAATTTTAAAAAAAGGCACTCCCTATGCTCAAATAATACCTTTTAAAAGAGATAGTTGGAAAATGAAAATAGAATCATTTTCTCAAAAAGAATCTGAAGACAGTATTTTATCTTATATGTTAAATTCATTTAATAAATATAAAAATATATTTTGGAGTAAAAAATCATGCAAATAAAAGATTTAATTAAAGTATATGATAATCTAATTGATGTTCAATCAATGTGTAGTATTTTAAAATTTATAAATAGATTAAATTTTTTTGATGCTGGGGTTGGTGGAAACAAACAGGATATAAGATTAGATAAAAATATTAGAAATGTTCAAACTTGTAATATTTCTAATTATAGTGAAAGTAAAACAGAACAACATTGGGCGAACTTTTTAACTTATTTTTTTGCACAAGTAGTAAACCAATACAAAAAAGATTTAAGAATATTAGATTTAAACTTAGCTATGAGATTTAATATTAATGCTTTAAAATATACAGAGGGAGGTCATTACGTATTTCATATTGACGATTGTTTTGGCATGCAAAGAATATTAAGTATAATTTATATGTTAAACAATGATTATGAAGGTGGTAAATTATCTTTTAGAAATTTAGACGGAACAGGTCAATTTGATGTAGATGTAGCAGCAAATAGATTAATTATATGGCCAAGTAATTTTTTGTTTCCACATTGTGTTCAACCCATTACTAAAGGAAAAAGATTTTCAATTGTAGGATGGGTAGTATGAAAAGTTTAGATTTTAAATATAAGGTTATAGATAATTTTTTAACAAATGAAGAAGTTAGTTTATTAACTGATTATTGTCTTATATTTCATAAATATAATCAAAAACATTTTTGTCAACAAGTAATAAACATGGATACAGCCAAGTATTCTGATACAATATTTGAATCACTTTTAAAAAATAAATGTAGTCGTTTAGAAAAAGAAATTAATTTTAAATTATTTCCAACTTATAGTTTTTGGAGATTATATACTCTTGATTCTGATTTAAAAAAACATTCTGATAGAGCAAGTTGCGAAATAAGTGTTACAGTAATGTTAGGGTCTGATGGAACACCCTATCCAATTTACATGGATGGAGAAGCTATAGAATTAAAACCAGGTCAAGCGATTGCTTATTCCGGGTGTATTCTAGATCATTGGAGAGAAGAATTTACTGGAGATTGGCATGCACAAGTTTTTTTACATTATGTAGATCAAGATGGTCCTTACGCAAATGCAAAAAATGATTTTAGATATAATTTAGGTGAACCTATGGAATTAAGAAACGAAACATTAAAAGAAGAGACTGAAATATTAAATATTAAAATAAAAGATGATTATAAAAAACGATTGGTTAGATAAAGAAAAAACAGATTATTTATATAATAAATTTTTGTTCAATACTCCACATATGTATGGACATA